GTCTGCTTCATTTCTAGCAGTACCTTCCAAGTCAAGGTAAGTCCCGAAAGAACCGCCGCCTGCAACTTCAGTAGCGCCATCATCTGATGTTGGTGCTACAAAAGAAGGTGGAGCCTCATTCGAAACTCTGTTTATCTCAAATCCAAATAACTTTGCCATAATTTTATTCCTATATCTAAATTGTTCTAGGGAGCCTATATTCTATTTATAGACCCCCTAGAAGTGGTTTAGATTTAGATTACACCGTTACTAATATCAGTCCAGTAGTCATACTGGAATGTAACTGTGAACTCTTCAATAGTGTCGTTTGAATCCCAAGCAACATCAATAGGTGAAATATCAGCAGGGAAGATACCAATGAATTGATATGTCTTCAATGTTGAACCATCTTTTGAGAATTGCTTAATAGTACCAACTGACTTCTGAAGAAGAGGTGATGGAGTACCAATGTTTGCGATGTGACTGTTGATAGTCGTCATCCATTGCTCCAAACCAGTTCTTACGTTGAAGTCTTCATCGTTGATAATAGTAACAGTCCATTCTGCGAATGTACGGTTACCTGGAACTTTCATTGTGCGACCAAAGTATGGTACTTCGATTACACCGAGGGTATCGCCTGGCAACTGGGATGCTTTCGCCATGAATGTGAATTTTTGGTCATCACCACCGTATGGGTTAGTGATTTCACATTCAAAAAGGTTTGCTCTAGCACCGCCACCTGTCAATTGTCCTCTGAATTCGTCAATTAGAAATGCCATGTGTTTATCTCCTTAGTTTACTTTGTTAATTAAAATTGACCTACAACTTCAGAGAAGTCTACGCCAGTTCTTACGGCAACAAAGTTCAACTGAATGAAGTTGATAGATTTCGCTGGTTTGATGTAAATATCACCAATGAACTCGTTTCTATCGATTACTTCACCAGTGTTGTTTGTTTCGTCACATACAACACGGAAGTCGTAAATACCACGGCGTCCTTGAACATCTCTTAGGAACGGTTCTACAAGATTGCGGAACTGTGAACGAGTGAACTGGTCGTTAAACTCAAATAGTGAGTATTTAGCGGCAGTTGCAATCGCTTTTTCAAGTACGATGAACAGTCTACGAACATTGATTCTGTCAAATGCACTAGGTTTAGCAAGTAGTGTCTTATCACCAAATAGTACACAACCTTCGCCTGGGAATACCAAGATAGGGTTAACACCATTTTTGTATAGTTCGTCACGGTAAGTCTTGCTTGGGCTCCAAGCAGTCTTAACAACGTTCTTAATACCACCACGATTGAAACCTGCTGGTGACCACCATGCGTCACGCTGATTAGTTGAACGAACAACTAGACCTGCAACGTCACCATTGAATGGAACCCAACGATATACGTCATTGTACTTGTCGTACTGGTACTTCCAGTTACCGTCAAGCATTGCATATGAAGTTGATGGTAGAGTGTTTCTGAATTCTACGATATCAGTTGCTTCTGAACCTGCATTGTTTACACAATCTGCAAACTCAGGTGATAGGAATGTTACACAATCCATACGAGTTTCAGCAATTGAAATCAAGTGTAGTGCAACAGTTTGGTTAGCATCTGCACCAAGAATTAGAGAAACATCTACTTCTTCTGGGTTAGCAAACATATCGTAACCAGCAATGATTTGTGCATCAGTTGCGGTTACGCCGTTAGCACCACCGTCTAGTGACCAAGTTGAACCAACGTTTAGTGCAACTTGGTTGTAGTCAACACCATCTGCCGCGGCTGTATCCCAAGTGTTTGAACCTTCTGCGTGGTCAATCCAACGAATCCAGTTTGAACGTCTGTCGATAGCGTTCTTGTAGTTGTTAGTTGAACCGTCTGCGTTTAGTGCGCCTGGTGCTTTAGATACGAATGCAAACTTCTCAATTACTTGACCTTTAGTGCCTGAAATTTCACCGTCTTCGTCAATTACTGCAACGTGAATTTCATCGTTAGATGCGCCACGCTTCTCTGCGTATAGTGAAGTTCCTGGAGCGCCATCAAATGATGTTGCATATTCCCATTGGAAGATTGCATCATCTGCACTAATATCAGCAGTGAAACCTGCGTCTAGTGTTGCACCAGCATTTGTAACTGCGGTTACTGTGCGAGTTTCACCTGCGTAAATTACAAGTGAACCTACTGCTAGGTAATCGTCAGCATCGGTTAGAGTTAGTGCAGTACCAGTTGTTGATACTTCTACAGTTTGCTCAAATGCGTTTGCAGATGGACAAATTGATACTTTTAGTGAGTTACCGATGGAACCTGCGTATTTTGCCGCAAAGTAACCATCAACGACATTGCTTTGACCGCCTTCGAAATTGTTCTCCCAGTCTTCGTCATTTTTAATGAGAACACCTGCACCATCAGTTGAAGCATTCAACTGACCAGTTTGCTCAACACGAACAACTTGTAGGTTGTTACCGT